CAATTCTCCAATCACCATCAGACACCTTTAACATTTGGTCTGCTGGATAAACACCATCTACATCTTCGTTATATAAAGAACGGAATAATAAATGGTATGAAGCCTCTGTTCCTCTGGTTTCATTAAAGAACTTAATTGCTTTTGCTAATAGTCTTTTATCAGCAAGTGTGTCGTTAGGAATAGAAGGTAATAAATCTTTTCTGAAGTATTCTACATATTCATCTAAAGTTGTATCAATGTCTTTATATGATTGTAGGTTTTGAATACCGTCAGTTAGTTTACCAGTTTGCTCTAAGTATTCATAATATGCCTGAATAAAAAGCAAAAAGTTTTCACCGTCTTCTTTATAGAAGTCGGGAAATTGATTTTTAACAAGAGTTGATATCTTGTCTGTTACTGCCATTATGTGTTCTCACCAATAGAATTTATCGTAGCATCACTACCATTCATAATTAGAATTTGTTCTCTGACTGGTATGATATCTAATCTATCAGGAACACAAGATACTTTTATTTGAATGTCAGCATAAGCACTTGGTTTAAATGCGTTTATGTCTACATCACCAGTTGTGTAATCAATTGTTCCTGCGTTAGCAACAACATTGACTTTGTTTTTATCACTATCAAAACGATAGATATTTACATTACCGTTTTCATCATCATCTAAAAATGATAAGAACCCATTATAAGTGAACTGTGTCGACTCAAGTGTTCCCTTACGAATAGGGTTATTAAATCTCAATTCCACTTTCTGCTGAACATTCGTATCAGGAACGAATCGTTTCTGCATCTTTAATGATACATCATTATTAAGCACTGCCCCACTAGAAGTATTGTCTAATGCTCTTACAAAACGAGAGAATCTTAAACGATTACCAAATCTCTCTAAATTATTTGTAGACCAACTATTAATAACTGTTTGAATATTACTTTCAATTTGTGTTGAAGTTAATGTTGTCGCAGTCGCATCATAATAAGTAGTTACATTAGGAATTAAATAAGTGTAATCTGGGTCTATGACTACTGGGTCGATTGCTAGAGGAACTCTATCTAAAATAGATTCTCTAATATCTTGTTTTCTTTGAACCGTAGCAAACTCTTCACCATAAGGTTTAACAGCAATATAAACCTTACCATAAACTTTTGGAGATGCTTCTTCACCACCATAAGCAATTACTGATTGTAGGTCTGTATTTTCGTTAAGAATAATTCTTGTATAGTCACTGTTAATTATACAACGATTTTGTGTTTGAAAGTTTCTTGGTGCGTTGTATTTAATTGATTCAATAGTTTCTGCCTTATGACCACCAGTTGCTTTAGAAACTAAAGTAACCGTAGCACTTGTATAAGACATACCAACATTCAGTGTGTCTACTGAGAAAGTATCAGCACCATTTGTTGCTGGACCACTATTTACTAAGTATTCAACAATAATAATATTACCGTTCTTAACTTGTTTACCTAAGATACCATCACCAAATACTAATTCATATTTCTCATCACTTGCTTCTTGTAAAGAATAAACTGGTGATGTTGTATATACTTGTTTAATATTTGTCAGTCTTACAAACTCAGTTGTAGTAGTATCTGAAGCAGATTCTTGAACCGAAACTGAGATACTTGATGTATCTACATTTTTGTTTGGTAAAATAAATCTTTGTGTTCCAGAAGCATCAACTGTGAATCTGTGTGTTAAGGCATTACCTTCACGAATCGCAACATTTGTAGAAAATGTATTTGAACTGTTTACAACTTTTGTCGCAGCAACTGTATTGAATGTATAAGTTAAATCGTCAATTGTTGTTGTGAATGTAGAACCCTTTGGTATAATAAAAGAAGCAACCGAATTGTTTGCTCCCTGAAAGTTAAGATTAATAATTGCGTCAGCACCTTTAGAAGAAGTCGGTAGATAACCTAACTCCTTCGCACGAGATACAACTGAATCTCTTTGTTGAGCAGTATCCAAAAACATTTCATTACCTACCATATTTAAATAGTAAGCATTATAATGAGTGTTATAAGCAAGAACATCTAACAATGTAGAGATTGCCGAACCCTCAAAATTATAATCTTGGAAAGCATCTTGTGTGCTTAGATAAGTTTTTAGATTAGAACGAATATCTTCGAAATCTAACTCACTGACTTGTAGGTATGTATTTGCTGACATATTATCTTACTCTTTCTAATATTACATCCAAAATAACTGGACTTGGATCGTTCCTAATTGTAAATGCTACAGATATTGTTAGAGCATTTAAATCTGTTCTATCTTCAACTAAAACCTCAATTACATTCGCACGAGGTTCATAGTTAGCAATAACTTCTCGAACTGCCCTCTCCATTGATTGTTTGATCATAGGAGTAAAGTTTTCAAATAGATAATAACGAATGCTACAACCTATGTCAGACTTAAAAGGTCTTTCATAATAGTCAGTCAATATTAGTGACTTTACTGATTGTCTTACTGCATCTCTGTCTGTCTTACGAGTTATATTTCCCGTGACAGGATGCGGTATGAATGCTAAATCTAAATCACTGAATATTGTATCTGTTGCCATTAACTATTTTTCTGTTCTTGTATTTCTTGTCTTCTTACTTTACAAAGTTTTGAAATCTCAGAAAGTGCTTTACGAGCACGAGTTCCTGCTGA